GGCGTTCGCACCAATGGAACTGACTACTCAAATGTCGGCAGATACATAGATTCAGATTTAATGCGTTTTCACAATGGCAACGCCAGACCGATTGGTGGTTGGACTAAATACACTTCAAGCACTCTTGATGGCGAACCTATGAGTATGCACGCCTGGCAAGACAATGCCGGTGATCCGGTCATGGCTGTCGGCACTCGCACCAAGCTCTATGTGTTCTATCAGGATGTTTGGACTGACATTACTCCCACCTCGTTTGTCGCGCCAGAAAGCAATGCTGCCTTGGGTTTCGGTGCTTATCTTTATGGCAAGGAAGATTATGGTGATGCAAGATCGCAGTCAGGCTTGCAAACAGTTTTTGACAGATGGAGTCTTGATAATTGGGGCGAGGACTTAGTGGCCTGTTGCAGTAGTGATGGCAGATTATTAACCTGGGAATCAAACTCAGGCGGCACAGCCGACACGATAGCCACCGCGATCACCAACGCGCCCACCGGTTGCGAGGGATTGATCGTAACCAATGAACGACATCTTGTGGCTCTTGGTGCATCATCTGATCCACGAAAAATACAATGGTCAGACAGGGAGGATAATACTACCTGGACAGCCTCCTCTACCAACTCAGCCGGTTCTCTGCAATTAAGAACCAAAGGAAAGATAGTCTCAGCAAAAAGGTGGCAAACCGACATTATGCTATTTACGTCTGGGGGATTGCATAGAATGTATTATCAAGGCCAGCCTTTTGTTTATGGAATACAAAAAGTGGCAGAATCAGTTGGTGCAATAGGATCAGAGGCAATTATCAGCACTTCCGGCTTCATGGTGTGGATGACTGATAATGGCTTTGTTGTTTATGACGGCACGATCAGGCCAATCAACTCTGATGTTCACGATTATATTTTTGATAATATTTATCAGAGCTTTGCTAAAAAGACCGCTGGTGGGCATAACGCAGAATGGGGAGAGTGCTGGTGGTGGTTTCCTTCAGGTGTTGCCCAAACGCCAGATCGCTATGTAATCTGGAACTATCGTGAGAACCACTGGGCAGTTGGCACAACACTACAGCGAACCTGTTGGCTTGATAAAGGAATTTTTGCTTATTCTCTAGCAGCCGATTCTGCGGGTGAAATATATCAACAAGAAAGAACGAATTTGTCAGACAGCCCGGACATAAGCGCTAATGTTCCTTATTTAACGACAGCACCCATGGAGATCGGACAAGGTGATCGCATAGCCCAGGTGAATGAATTAATACCAGATGAGGAATGTGACAACCTACCCGCTTTAACGCTAGAGTTTTCTGGAAAGCCAAACCCACTAGGATCAAGCACAAGTCTTGGTTCTTTTCAGTTTGACTCTGATGGGTATATCTCTTCGAGATTCAATGCCAGGCAGATTGCCATGACAATCAAGGGAGTGACAACAGAAAATTTTGTGGTTGGAAACATAAGAGCAAACATAATACCGCGAGGCAAAAGATGAGCAGAAGGACATTACCAGCAGCAACGGCTACTTATGACTTCTCAAGCACAAGTCAATTAATAAACGAATTAGAAATAAGAGATGGTCAATCTTTTAAGGTCGGTGAAAGAATAGAGCTGAACGGACAAGATGACACCCAATTAATACTTATATCAGCAGATGGAACCAAATTTAAATTACAGGTCAGTAACGCCGGAATATTATCCACCACCGAAGTATAGACCGGAAGAAGAAAATGTGTGGGTATGGTGTAAGCCACTTATAGAAAAGTGTCTTAAATACCAAAACGAGTATGATATTATTGACATTGAGCAAGCCATAAAAAACGGAAAGTTTATGTTATGGCCTCATCCAACAAGTAAGCAATCCTGTTTTGTAACAGAGATCATAGAGTTTCCAAGATACAGGGCCATGAATTTAATATTTTGTGCTGGTTCCTGGAACGAGCTAGAAGAAATTTTAATCAAGGGCATTGAGCCATTTGCCAGGTTTTCATCAGTCAAAAAACTATTTGGCGGTGGTCGTAAAGGGTGGATTAAAGCCCTTCAACGAAAAAACCTAGGGTTTAAAAAAGAACATATTATCAGTAAAGAATTATAGAGAACCATTATGAGTAAAGGAGCAACTACCTCAACAGCAGAAATTAATCCAGATCTTCTTGCCATGTATAAGGAGGTTTATTCGGGTGCTAAATCAGCATCAGAAATTGATTTCCTTCCATACGAATCTGAGTTAACAGCTGGGTTTAATCCAGATCAATTAGGTGCATTTGACTACACCAGGGGTGCGGTTGGACAGTCTATGGGCTATAACCCCAGGGGCTTGTTGAATACAATGGGAACAGAAGCCCTTGATATTTCTCCATACCAAAATATCTACCAGCAAGAGGTTATTGATGCCTCGCTTAATGACCTTGAACGCGCCAGGCAAATACAACAAATAGGAGCTGGTGATCGAGCAGCTCAAGCAAGTGCTTTTGGTGGCTCAAGACATGGGGTTTTGGAAAGTGAGGCTGACAGAGCCTACTACGATGCTGCCTCAAGAATGGCATCAGGGCTGCGGGCAGAGGGCTTTGACAAGGCTAGTCAGCTTGGATTAACCGACAGGGATTATAAAACAGGCGTTCAATCAGGATTGCTTTCAGACCAATATAGAAACATCGGATTGCTTTCAGGAATAGGCGCACAACAACAAGCATTACAACAAGCCGGATATGGAACCAACTATGACCAATACTTAAGGTCTTTTGATTATCCAGCAAGACAGCTCAATTTATTAACCCAAGGTGTTAGTTTCCTACCATCAGCAGTTGGTCGAACAGATACAAGAGGAACAGGCTTTGGTGATGTTTTAGGAGCTGGGGCTGGACTACTTGGAGCTGCCCTGTCTGGCGGTTATTTTAGCTAGGTAAAAACTATGAACCAAAACTACTACAACTGGCAACAACTTATGCAACAGGTAGCACAACAAAACGCTGCTAAACAAACACCGTTCTTGCCAACAAACCAACAAGCAGCACCGCCGCCAACCTCTCTTTTTGATAAAAGCCAATATTCAAGGTTTGGCAATGCAATGGCAAGAGGTGGTGGTTTTGGGCCAATGCTTAATAATTCAGCACTACAACAACAAATCACAACCCCGGATGAGTTAGAAATGTATAACCAGGCAAGAAAAGCAGCAAGAAACAAAGGGCTTGGTCAAATGATGTATGCTCTTAGTGATGCCTTTGGCGGTAGAGATATTGGTAAGGGGGTTCAAGAAAGGCAATTAGCACAATCTGGAGGAAATGCTACTAGCTTAATGCAGAATGAACAATATATTGCTCGCCTCTATCAATTAAGAAATGCGCTGCCAGAGAACGACCCACAACGAGCCATGTTTGATGTAAGAATAAGAAATGCCGAGGCTGGCATTGGTGCTTATAAATACGATCCAACCAGGCAATTTGATATAACAGAAGCAAAAAGAGTTGCTGGTTCACCAGGTGGTTTAGACTTAACGCCAATAGAATCAGGAATTGATACAGCTTTCGCCGCTGATGCTGCTGAGTACATCTACAAAACCAAAGCCCAAGTACAAGCCAATCTGAATAATTTAGGCGAAAAAATAAACATACTTGAGGCTGGTGATAAAAATGTTTCTGGCCCTGGGATTGGATTAACACCCGAAATTCTTGCGCCAATTCTTATACCTGATGCGGTTGCTTTTGAAGATGATGTTAGAGATGTGGTGTTCCAATCGCTTAGAGAAAAACTAGGCGCACAGTTTACCGAGAGAGAAGGTGATCGATTGGTTGCAGCGGCTTTTAACAAGTCTTTACCAGAAGAGGTTAATATTGCTAGGTTGCGAAGATTGTACGGAACCATTGAAGATGCAGCATTAGCCAAAGAAAATGCTATTGCACACTACAACGAATTTGGAACCATTAAAGACTATCAAGCTACCCCGCTTAATTTTAAATCAATAATAAATAAATTAGTCACACCAACCGATTTTGAAGGACTAACAGACGAGCAATTAATCGAAGTATATAAAAGCGATAACACCACCGATGAAGAACGAGGCGTTATAGAATCTATTGTAAAAGCAAGGGGTTAATTATGGCCCTCACCATAGAAGAACTGAGAAAGGCAAGAGAGAAAAACGGCCAAAAATCCCTCTCAATCGATGATTTAAAAGAAGCTAGAGCATCTAATGTTCAACAAACAGAAGATGTGCCTCTTGCTGATGTTCCGCTGACTGCATTAAAAAACATTCCAGGAAGCGCTGTTGAGTTGGGCAAAAACATTGTTACCCCAATTCTACACCCAGCCCAAACAGCCAAAGACATCACATCATTAGGCGCAAGCATTATCAGCGTTCTTAAGCCCGGAGAGCAAGGAAACGAACAAACAGCTAGAGCTGTAGGTGAGTTTCTTGCCAACCGCTATGGCAGTCTAAACTCAATCAAAAACACTATTGCCCACGACCCTGTTGGGATATTAGCAGATGTATCTATTTTATTTACAGGTGGTGGCTCACTAGCTGCCCGCGCACCTGGAATGGTTGGCAAGGTTGGTCAGGGAATTAAAACAGTTGGTCAAAAAATCGATCCAATTACCGGGGCAATTAAAACAGCTGGGGGCGTAAAAAACATTGCATCAAAAGCCACATCAAACATATTAGGCACAACAACTGGTGCTGGCACAGAAGCCATCAAAGGAGCATATCAAGCCGGGAAAGCCGGAGGTGCAACTGAGAAGGCTTTTGTCGAGAACATTAGGGGGAAAGTTCCAGTAGAGGATGTTGTTCCCCAGGCTTTTGAGGCTATAAAAGAGGTTGGAATACAAAGGGGTAAAGCATATAAGAAAGGAATGAAAGGAGCTGCCTTGGATGATATACCAATTAACTTTAACAAGGTTGAGGATATTGTTCTTGCTTTTGATGACGCAAAATCGTTTAAGGGAGTTTCCGAACTGTCTAAAAAAGCACAAAGAAAACTAAAGGTTGTTTATGATCTTGTTGACGAATGGAAAGCTAACCCAGACTTACATAATGCTAAAGGTATGGATATGCTCAAGAGAAGAATTGATGCAGAATATCCAACAGGAATTAATCCTGGCGACTCAGCGGTTGTGATTACCAATATTAGAAATAAAATTAAAAACGAAATTGTCAAGCAAGCGCCCGCCTATGAAAAGGTTATGAAAGCCTACGAGGAGGCCATAACCCTTGAAAAACAAATAATGAAAGAATTGTCATTGAAAAAAACCGCAGCAGCCGGAACCACTTTAAGAAAATTGCAATCGGTTATGCGTAACAATGTCAACACCAATTATGGGAACAGGCTTGAAATACTTAAAAACCTTGATCCTGATTTGTTGCCATCCCTGGCTGGTCAGGCATTAAACACATGGACTCCAAGAGGATTACAAAGTATTGGTGCTGGCTCTGTGGCTGCCTATGGTGGACTATATGATCCAAGGCTTTTAGCCGGGCTCCCGTTACAATCACCAAGACTCATGGGGGAGTTCGGACTCAAAGCTGGTCAAGCCAGCAGACTCGCCAACCCTTTTGCTGAGATTCTGAGTAAATATGCCGCTCCATCTTTACCAACAACAAGGCTTGTTGGTATGTTAGAAGAACAAATTAAAGAAGAAGAATTAAAAAAACAGGGTCTCTTTGGAAATTAGCAATATCTAAAGCCACCAGCGCCCGTCTAATCGATTCTTTTGCACCTAGCTATACCCTAGCATACCCCTAAAAGCCTATCTTATACGAGAAACGTAAAGATCATATCGAACACCAGGTAGGCAAAACAAACCCTAAACAAGCCCCTATAATAGATGACCTGTTGCTCAAGGATTTCTATGTTTTTAAGTTGGGTCTTGTTCAAATTCTTCCAATATAGAGAGTATTTTTGTATAGCCTTTGATGTCTAATAATGTGTCGCCATCACCTGGCAGATTGTTATACCTGATCGTTTTAAACATCAGCATCATGGCAACAGCTTGATAAGGCTGGATGTCATCATCTAGGATTTCACCTAGAATTGCAGACCAGGCTTTTGATACTTGCCGAAAAAACTTTGCTGGGTGGCCGTATTTTAATCCTTTGGTATGAATTAACTCATCAATAAAGATCTCATTGTCTTTCATGGCTTGGGGAAAACATTGTTCACAAGGCATTGATAATTACACAGCCTCATCACGCTTTAATAGTTCTTGAGTCAGTTTGTCGCTTAAAAGATTTTGAGACAACACAGCACATTGACGAGCTATACTATTAAGATGGTTTTCATCTAGAGTTTTAAGAGCAGATTGAACATTCTTAATGTCTTTAACAATATTGCTCTCCTCCTCGTTTAAATCATCTTCTGATATTTCTATTTCATCCCCTTTTAGGTTGGTATATTTAATTACCGGGGCTTCTTCTTCGGTTTTTACTTCATCAGTCATTTTTGTTTCCTTTTAGTTGATTGAGTTAAAAATTTCATTGCCAACATCTTTTGCATTTTGTTTGGCGGTTTCTTCCATAACATGGGTATATCTAGCTGTAGATTTAATATCTTTATGGCCTAACAAATTACCAATCTCAGGCAAAGATATTTTCTTGGTGCTTAATGCCATTGTCGCAAAGGAATGTCTTAATGAATGAAGAACCAAATCAGAGCAACCAGCCATCTTTCGTATTGAATACCAAAGGTTTTTTGGGCTGTTAATGCCAAGTATTCTAACATGATCTTCTTTTCTTTCTAGTTTATTAATAACCGTCATTGCTTGAGAGTTTAAGTGAATTACCCTGGCATCATCTTTATCATCGGTTTTATGTTCTTGAAGGGTAATCATGTTGTCTTTTAAATCGCCCCAGGTTGCCTTTCTAATCTCTGAAACCCGACAGCCTGTGTAGATTAAAAGTTTTATAAAATAAACAGCTAGGCGTTTGTTTGGGTTCTTCTCTTGCTCCTTTAGAGCATCAAAGATACGCTTTAATTCATCGTGGCTGTAATAGCGTTTGCGCTCTGTTTCCCTGTTCCTTTTAATGTTACACACATTGTGTTCGAGCAATTCATTTTCAATAGCCAGGTTTAACACCGCGTTAATAATAGACAAACAGCGATTGGCAACATCAGGGGCGCGATCTGTTATTTTGTTAAACAGGTTAAGCACATCGAGTCTTTTAATTTCTTTGATCTTTTTACGGCCCAATGTTCTTCTAACGTCTTTGTCATAAAACCTTTTGGTTTCATCTATTGTTTTTTTGTTGCGTCTTTTTAAGTCCTTTAAATAAAGACCAAATAATTTGTTTAAAGTTATATCCATTATTTTCTCCTGTTATTTAATACTCATAATCATCAAATCTCATCAATGCCCAAGCGGGTAAACCTAGACAAATTATTACGCCAATTAGTCTTAAAAAAAATTCAAGCGTTTCGTTCATTAATTATCGCATCCTTTCTGTGCGGTA